AAAAGACTTGGCTTTATACAGACGGTGCTGGAGCAGGTGCAGCAGTTGCTCTTGCTAACCCTACGGAAACAGGCACAGGCACAGTTACTTCTGTTGCAACGAGCGGAACCGTTAATGGCATTACCCTAACAGGTGGTCCAATTACCACTACTGGCACTGTGACTTTGGGTGGGACTCTCTCTAACGTAAACCTAACTACTCAGGTTACAGGAACTCTTCCCATTGCCAACGGTGGTACAGGCAGCACTGCTACTGCTTTCGTAAACCTAACATCAAACGTCACAGGAACTTTGCCAGTAGCCAATGGCGGTACAGGAATTACCAGTTTAGGTACGGGTATTGCAACATGGTGGGGAACACCTTCTTCGGCCAATCTTGCTACAGCGGTAACAGACGAAACAGGGTCAGGTGCATTGGTATTTGGTACAGCTCCTACTCTTACTGGTGTGACTTTAGCTGGCGCGGTAACTGGTGCAGATAATACGGTTACAGCAGTTAATCTCAAGGACTACGGTGAAGTCACTAATGCAATCGGAGCTACAGGGGGAGGAACGCAGGACATTGACTTGAACGATGGTAACTCTGTGTCAGCAACGGTTGATACCTCGGCTAATACGTTTACTTTTTCAAACCCAACGGCTTCTGACGAATTATGTGGTTTTACTTTGACTCTCACCAATGGTGGAAGCCAGACCGTGAACTGGCCCGCCTCGGTTGATTGGGCAGCAGCAACGGCTCCTACTTTGACTGCTGCTGGAGTGGATGTCCTTGTTTTTTACACTATAGATGGCGGAACAATTTGGTACGGATTTCTTTCTGGCGCGGCGATGGCTTAGGGTTAAAAAATGACTAATATTAGAAGAGCTTTAGAGGCTGCGGCTGCTGGTGGTGATGATACTGTAACCTATGTAGAGGATGTGTTTAGTACCTATGTATATGCCGGAACGGGCGCAACCTTGGCGATTAATAATGGCATTGACCTAGACGGTGAAGGTGGCATGGTTTGGATAAAGATGCGTGACGATACTTATGGTCATAGGCTTTTTGACACCGAAAGAGGCGTGTTAGAAGTTATTGAAAGTTATGACGTTACAGCAGAAGCAACTCTAGCAGATAGTTTAACCGTTTTTAATAGCAATGGCTTTACTGTTGGAAGTTCAGGAGATACAAATCTGCTGAACAGTGAGATGGTTGGTTGGACATTCCGCAAAGCCCCCGGCTTTTTTGATGTTGTTACTTACACAGGCAATGGATCAGCTCAAGCAATAAGCCACAGCTTAGGCAGTACTCCCGGTTGTATAATGATTAAGAATTTGGACTCCAGTACCAACTGGGAAACTTACCACAGAAAGTTAAACGGTGGTACGACTCCACAAAACTATAAATTAGAGTTAAATGAAACAGCCGCAGAATCGGCTAACTCTAATGTATGGAATGACACCGCGCCTACGTCAACACACTTTACAGTGGGGACTAACAACAGTGCTAACTTAGCTAATTATGTAGCCTACCTATTCGCCCACGACGATCAGAGCTTCGGCGCTGACGGTAACGAGAGCATTATTAAGTGTGGGAGCTTCACTACAACAGCCACTTGGGGAAATTACAAAGTAGACCTTGGGTGGGAGCCGCAGTATGTGCTGATGAAGCGTGCCGACTCCAGTTCACCGGGAGATTGGTTTATTTTTGATTCTATGAGAGGAATCATTGGACCGGGGGATTCAACGCTTGCAGACACATCTGCATTTAATACCCTGTACGCGACAAGTGATGACGCTGAATTACAAGCTAATACAGCTGCGGCAGAAACTACTCAAGGTAGAATTTGTCTTTATTCTCAAGGTTTTATAGGCACTATAGGGTTTGGCAACGCCGACTTCATCTACATAGCCATCCGCAGACCGATGAAAGTTCCAGAGGCAGGGACTGAGGTTTTTGCTGTAGATTCTAGGACTTCTGGAAACCCAAACTGGACTTCTAATTTTGTCGTCGATGGTATGTGGGAAGGCGAAGATGTATCAGCGGATAGAGCTATAAGTGTATACACAAGGTTAACTGGCCTTAAATACAATAATACATACCGCAATAATGCTTCTTCGACTGGTGGCTCTGACTTCGCTAACGACTTTATGACTGGATGGAGGCAAGACGGCTCTACCGTTTCAACGGCTATCTCTTGGATGTTCAGACGCGCCCCCGGTTTTATGGATATTGTTGTCCAAGTAGGGGATGGTGTAGGCGGCGCATCATGGAATCACGGTCTAGGTGTTGTTCCTGAAATGATAATAGGAAAGAATAGGACTGACGCAGTGGATTGGGCAGTATACCATCACGGTGTAAACGGAGGAGTTGACCCTGCTGATTACCAGTTGCAGTTAAATGATGATGCCGCACAATATGATTACAACGGATATTGGGATGATGTATTGCCCACCACTACTCACTTCACCACTGGTGGAAGTCAAAATACAAATGGGACAGGGAAGGAATATACATTTTACCTATTCACTACCCTAGCTGGAGTATCTAAGGTAGGCAGTTACACAGCAGATGCAACACTCACGACTATAAATTGCGGATTTGCAGCGGGAGCGAGATTTATTTTAATCAAGCGAGTTGATGCTACAGGTGACTGGTACTTGTATGACTCTCTTAGAGGAATAGTTGCGGGTAATGACCCATATTTAATACTTAACACCGAAACTGCCGAAGTCACAGGCACAGACTATATAGACCCTGATAACTCAGGATTCCAGATAACAACAGCAGGAAGTTCGACAATTAATGTAAACACAGGCGAGTACATATTTTTAGCAATAGCATAGGATTATCAACTATGACCGATTATCGAGTTAGAGAAAGCGGAGACATCAAGTCGCAAGGCGAAATCCGCGCAATGCACAAGAACACATCATTCCCGAAGGTCTGGGGCGAAAACGTCCATGAAGCAATCGGGATTGACCCAGTTTTAATTACACCAAAACCGGAAAGCGCAGAGGCGTACAAGCACCACACCCGCAACGGTGCAGAGCAAGATGCTAACGGTAATTGGGTTCAGGCATGGACTGAAGGGAATATGTTCTCAAAGTACACGGATGGTGAAGGCGTAGTCCATACCAAAGCTCAACAAGAGACTGCGTACCAAGATGGCTTAGACGCTACCGCTGCTAAGGGAGTCAGGACAGAGCGAGATTCAAGACTTGCAGTGACCGACTTCCACGGTTTAACGGATAACACGATGAGCGAAGCGATGACGACTTACCGACAGGCTCTCCGAGACATCCCCGAACAAGATGGGTTCCCTAACGAAGTCACTTGGCCCGATAGTCCGTAAGCGATGACCGAAGCAGAGATGGAAGCCATGATTGAACGCGCTGCGGAAGCGGGGGCTAGGAAAGCTCTCCGTGAAGTGGGCCTGTCTGACGAAGATGCCAATCATGATGTGACCGAACTCAGAAACTTGTTGGATTCCTTCCGCTCTGCAAAACGTACCGTTGGTAAAACCATTGTCCAAGCGTTCACTACGCTGTTTTTAGCCGCACTTATGGCGGGTGCTTATTTTAATTTTTGGGATAGGCAGTGAGGTGAGCTATGCCAGAACCATTAGAGGTACAGCAGAATACTCAGTTTCAACTGGATTTAAAGACCTTAATAGGTCTGCTTGCTGGATTTATCTCTATTGCGGGCGTGTATTTCACACTAACCTCGGAGATAGCGCAGCTCCAGTTAGACAACATTAGAATTCAGTCTTCTGTCCTTCTGAATGAAGAGTTCCGCATAAAATGGCCTAGAGGGGAACTTGGCGCTTTGCCAGATGACGCCAGACAGGACTTGCGAATAGAGTATTTGCAGCGGGATTTAGAAGCTGTTGAGGCGCTAATCCAGAAACATTTCAACGAACATGATGCGGAATAAAGGTGAACAGATGATTAAAAACTTACTAGCTAAGATCGGTGGTCCTGTCTGGAGATTGTTTCAGACAAGTAAGCATCACCACATTGGTGCAGTCATTGTGCTTATAGTCGCGGGCATCGTTATCTGGGTTGTTATCTAGCCCATGCTTTTGGGACTAAGTGCCTTGATTGAGCCTATTTCGGCAATCCTTGACAAGGTAATTCCAGACAAAGACCTGCGTGAAAAGCTGTCGCATGACATTGCGACAATGGCTGAGAAGCACACGCAAGAACAGGTCATGGCCCAGATTGAGGTCAACAAGGTCGAGGCCGCTCACCACAATATGTTTGTAGCGGGTTGGCGCCCGGCAATTGGCTGGATATGTGCGCTAGGCATGGGTGGAAACTTCCTCGTTATTCCCTTTGTTAATATGGGCTTAGAGCTGACCGGAACAGATGTCTTGATCCCGATGATTGAACTTGCAGAGATGATGCCCGTCCTTATGGGCATGCTCGGCTTAGGAGCCATGCGCTCCTTTGAAAAAGCCAAAGGGGTAAGCAGGGAGAAGTAATTAACATGGAACGGTTAATCGAAATGTTAAAGAGGCACGAGGGGGAAGTTAAGACCAATGGTAGGCATGTGCTGTACAAATGTAATGCTGGCTATTGGACGGTAGGGATTGGCAGGAATGTAGATGTGAATGGTGGCTTGGGGTTGTCTGAAGATGAGGTAGACCACCTACTAGAGAACGACATAGAGCGGGTTATCAAGGAGTTAAGCTCAGAGTACAGGTGGTTCAACGATCTTGATGACGTTCGTAAAGATGCTATGATTGACATTAGTTTTAACCTCGGCGCTACCAAGCTACGGAAATTCGTACTGGCGCTCGACGCGATGGCAAAAGCAGACTACAAATCTGCGGCAAAAGAATTTTTAGACTCCGCGTGGAGTCGCGCCGTCAAAGGGCGGTCCATCGAGCTTGCCAGCATGATTGAAACGGGCAAGTATTAATCACGAGGTTAGGTAATGCCACTTAAGAAACTCCAATTAAAACCGGGGGTTGACCGTGAGAACACACGGTATACGACTGAAGGTGGCTGGTACGAATCCGACAAAGTACGGTTCCGGCAGGGTATGCCTGAAAAGATTGGTGGGTGGGAACGCATCTCTGCAAACACCTTTCTGGGAGTCTGTCGTTCACTTTGGAACTGGATCACACTGGGTGGGCAAAACCTCATTAGTGTGGGTACTACTCTTAAGTACTACATAGAACGCGGTGGTAATTATTACGATATAACCCCTATCCGTCTGACTACCATAGCAGGTGCAGTAACTTTCTCAGCCACAAACGGTTCCTCTACTCTTACTATTACCAATGTTTCCCACGGGGCTGTTGCTGGTGACTTTGTTACCTTCTCCGGTGCGGTAACTTTAGGGGGCACTATAACTGCTGCTGTCCTCAACCAAGAGTATGAAATCTCTACCGTACTTACCGATGATACCTACACTGTAGCTGCCAAAGACACTTTAGGTGTCACTGTTACTGCTAATGCTTTAGACACTGGAAATGGTGGCGCTGCGGTTATAGGCACTTACCAGATTAATACGGGTTCTGCTACCGCCGTACCTTTTAGTGGCTGGGGTTCTGGAGGGTGGGGCTTAGGTACATGGGGCTATTCCAACGCTTCTTCGTCTGCAATCCGCCTCTGGAGCCAATCTAACTACGGGGAAGACTTAGTGTTTGCTTATCGTGGTGGACCTATTTTTTACTGGGATGCAAGTACTGGCACCAGTGTGCGCGGTAAAATAGTAAACATTGCTAATTACCCTACATCTTCCGATGTCCCCTCTCTTGTTAACATTGTAAGTGTTTCAGACATCTACCGCTTTGTGTTTGCCTTTGGCGCTAATGCTTTGGGCAGTACAGTGCAAGACCCCATGCTTATTCGTTGGTCGGATCAAGAAAGTGTTATTGATTGGACCCCCACCGCTACCAATTTTGCAGGTAGCATCCGTGTTTCACATGGAACAGAGATTATTGCCGTCGTACAAGCCCGCCAAGAAGTTTTGGTGTGGACTGATTCTGCCCTTTATTCCTTGCAGTATTTAGGTGGCGATATTGTGTGGAACGCCCAGTTAATGGGAGACAACATCTCTATTGCTAGTCAAAATGCTGCGGCTTACGCAGGTAGTACAGCGTACTGGATGGGGCGTGATAAGTTCTACAAATATGACGGTACAGTAATGACACTGCCTTGCAATGTTAAACGCTATGTCTTTAACGATATTAATACCGCACAGTTTAACCAAGTGGTGTCAGGCACTAACGAAGGCTTTAATGAGGTGTGGTGGTTCTACTGTTCAGATGGAGTTTTGGCTAATGATCGTTACGTGGTTTACAACTACCTCGAAGACATATGGTATTACGGCAACTTAGCCCGTACTGCATGGTTGGATTCTGGGCTACGGGACAGGCCAATAGCCGCTACTTATAGTAACAACTTAGTTGACCATGAGAAGGGCAACGATGACTTACAAACAGCAGTCACTACTGCAATAACCGCCTCTATAACTTCCTCAGAGTTTGACTTGGATGACGGGCATTCCTTTGTGCTGATTAACCGGATGTTGCCCGATGTAACCTTTGATGGGTCTAGTGCGGCATCGCCAGCAGCTACCATGACCCTTTCCCCCATGACTAACTCAGGGTCGGGATATAACAGTCCTTTATCAGAGGGAGGTAATTCTTCAGCAGTGATTACTCGATCAGCAACGGTGCCTATTGAGCAGTTTACAGGACAGGTGTACGTAAGGATAAGAGGAAGGCAGTTAGCCTTTAAGATGGAGTCAACAGCGGTTGGTGTGGCGTGGCAACTGGGTGCACCGCGTTTAGATATGCGTCCTGATGGTAGACGATAATGCCTACTACGGGGCAAGACACCAACAGTAATGTAGTTGCACCAGCTCTACCTACAGCGCCGGTTGACTACCAGAAAGGTTATTTAGACCGTTTTAATAACATCTTACGTTTGTATTTTAATCAGCTAGATAATGCATTGAGGAACGCCGTGGCTACTGCCGTCCCATACAATTTACGAGTTGCAGAAGGCCAGATTACTGGGGCTACATCCTTGTTCAAATTCGGCTTTAATGCCGATGTAGATACCACAGAGGAAACTGTGTGGAGTGGGGGCGGCGATTTAGTTTATCCCGGTGCGGCAGGGGAAGTGTATATATCCAGTGATGACACCAACGATGTCAACCCCGGTGGTACTGGAGCACGCACTATAAAGGTACAGGGGCTGGATGCAAACTACCTTCAGATTGAAGAAGACATTGCTCTTAATGGGCAAACTCAAGTAATTACTACAAAAGAATATCTAAGGATTTTTAGGGCTTATGTACTTACAGCAGGGTCTAACGGAGGAACTGCTGGTACTGTTTACGTAGGTACAACGGGCGCTACTGCTGGTGTACCCCCGGTAATATATGCAAGCTTTGGAAGTGCTAACCAGACGCAGATGGCTGTGTATACCGTCCCTGCCAGCAAGACGTTGTATGTTGATGATATTACTTTTACCGCTGCTCTTTCAGCAGCAGATCAGTCCGTTACCGCAAAGTTTAAGACGCGAGAAGTTGCTACTAATACTTTTAGAACACAGTTTATACAAGTGATGCAGAGCGATAATAATGTTTCCCCTTTTAATTACCCTTTAGCCATCCCTGCTAAAACAGACATAGAGTGCCGTGCAGTGGCCTCTACTACTAATAACCAAGTAAGCGCCTCGTTTCAGGGCGTGTTGATAGACGGTTGATATGGCTCAAGAATTTGACCTCATAGATTTTATTACTTCCCAAACAACTCCTCAAAAGTTTGATGGCGGCGGCGGTGTTTTTGGTGACGATGGTGGCACATTTGGACAAAACTCCTACACCAATGATCTACATAATTGGGACAACACCAAATACAACGCAATGCGAGGAGCAGGTAGTAAAGGGATGGACCTGTTTCAAAACACTTTCAATGCAGCACTTGGTGCTGATGAAGCTGCTACCTATGCGGCTGCTAACGCTCATTCCGGCAAGCCAGTTGTTGATTACAATCAGGTGCTTGGGTATACGGATAAACTTCAAAATATACGGGACCGTCATGCTTTAGGGGAGACTCTTTTCCATGACAATGGGACTGCTTTTACACCGGAAGAAACCCAAGCTTATAACGTAAGCGAATTAGACGCGTTAGACACATACTACGGCATGAATAGAACTGCCTTTGATGCGTTTTCTGCCGGTGAAGCTGATACCTATGCGGCTGCGGTAGCGAAGAGTGGTGGTACTAACAGTGTTGTAGCTACTGATACTACTGACGACAGTTTGGGGGGTTTGCAAGACAGTGTAACCGCAGTAGTGAACAGTGTTGTAGCTAACGATACTAATGCCGACGGTTTGGCAGCTTTGCAAGCCAACATATTGGATGCCATTAATGGTGTTTCAACCTATACAACCAACTTGGCGCAATCCACAGGGGAAACCGAAGCCTCTTGTAATTACAAAGGTATGGATTATTCGCCTTACTCACAGATGTGTGTAAAAAGAGCAACTACCGTTGCAAATAACTCAATATTTACGACCGCAGGTCAGAGCACAGGGAAAGTTCTTGACAAAGAAATACCGGGCGTTTTAGACCTACCAGTTCTGGGTGATCTTATTAAAACGGGTGCCGACTATGTAGCAGGTGCGGTAAATGGTACGTTAGAGGCCATTTTTGGTGGCTGGATGGATGAGGTAGATGTAGGCGTTATTGTTAATACAGATGGCACTGTTCAGGTTCAGGTTAAACCAAAGGGTACTAATGTGCCGGGTGCAACACAACAGGGCACGACGGCAGGGCAGGAGGGCAACACACAGGTAGTAATAACTACAGGCAGTGAGGGTGGAGATGTAATTCTAAGTGGGGGGAGTGTAGGGGATGTAGTTGATGTAATGACGGAGACAACAGGGGGAGTTTTTGGGGGTAGCGAAGGACAAATGGCTGCTGGTGAATACAACCCCACTGCCAGTGACCTCATTAAAAGGGGAACGTGTTTAGCTCAGCAGAAAGATTACAATGCTAAGACAGGCGCTTGTGTGGACCGTGCTGGAGTTACCTATCCCCCAGCAAAAATAACGTGCCCTCCGTACACAGCTAAGGGTGGGGATGAAGCAG